GTGATGCGGAAACGCAAAATCTACCCGGACTTCGCGGCAGCCACGGGCTACGGTACCGGCGCGGGCCTGTGCGGCTGGAACTGCCGCCACAGCTTCGGGCCTTACGTCGAAGGCGCCCCGCGGGTGTGGACCGACGAGAAGCTCGCCGAGCTGAACGAGCCGAAGTATGAGTACAACGGCGAGAAGCTCACCGAGTACGAGGCCCAGCAGAGGGAGAATTACTTCAACCGGCAGATCCACCGCTGGAACCGGGAGGCCGAGACCATGGCAAAGGCAAGGGAATGGCGGGCCAGGAAGAAGGATTTCCTGGAGAAACGGACGGATAATATAACCACCAACACTACAGAAGGATATTATTCCATCTCCAGAAATCGAAATCGGAATCTTCCCCCCGGCCGTTTCTTTCGCCCAATTCTTGACGGGACAAGAAATGGGTCCGCCGGAGGCAGGACAGGCCCCGGGCATGGCACAAGCGGGCCGATGTGGGCATACATTCGTGACTCTTCGAGTTCGGCCCCTACGGGTCTTTTCTATTTTACGCGTGCTCTGAAACGCTTCGGTTACCCACCTCATCGGCCTCCTTCGGAGGCCCCTTCCGCTTTGCCCGCCCTTCGGGTGCCTCAAAGGGAAGGATTTTTCGACGGAGGCTCCCTTTATACAAGGAAGGCTTTTCGCTGCGGCGGGTTTTATCAACACCATGAAAAAGCGGCCTTTGGGCCGTTTTTTTCGTTGTTGCCCGGTTTTGGGCGCGGACGGGACGTTTCCTTCCTATGGTTGAAGAGTTTTTTTGGAAGGAGGTGTGCGATGCAGACAGTGAGCAAATCGAGGCTGCGCGCCTTCGCACGGGCCTACCTGCGCACCATGGACCCGGCGCGGGCGGCGCGGGAGATCGGAACGGGCGACGACGGGATGCGGCTGCTGGAGGATGAACGGACCGCGGAGGAGATCCGCAGGGCCCGGGAGCTGCTGGCGAAGCAGTTCACCCCGGAGGACACCGTGCGGCGCATGGTGGAGCTGGCCTTCGGCCGGGCGAACGACTGCGTCCGCCTGGCGCTGGAGGAGCGCCCGCCCATCGATGCGCTGGATCTTTCCCTGCTGCAGGAGATCCGGCGCAACGACAAGGGTACCGTGGAGATCCGCCTCATTGACCGGATGCGGGTACTGGAGCGTCTGCTGGAGCTGGAGCGGGGCGGCGAGGACGAGGCCCAGGCCTTCTTCCGCGCCATGCGCGACAGCCTGAATGATGTGGAGGGAACGGATTGAATTTTTTGGGATTTTCCCCGAAGCAGAAGCTGGTGCTGACCTGGTGGATGCCGGGCGGGCGCTATGCCGGATACGAGGGGATCATCTGCGACGGAGCCGTGCGCAGCGGCAAGACCCTGTCCATGGGCCTGGGGTTCTTCCTCTGGTCCATGGCCCAGTTCGACGGCAGGCGCTTCGGCGTGTGCGGCAAGACCATCGCCTCGGTGCGGCGCAACGTGCTCTCGGAGCTGCTGCCCCGGCTGGAGGCCATGGGCTTCCGGGCGCAGGAAAAGCGCTCGGAGAACCGGCTCGAGCTGCGCTACGGCGGCCACACGAATGAATACTACCTCTTCGGCGGCCGGGACGAGGGCTCCGGCGCCCTGATCCAGGGCATCACCTTTGCGGGGATCCTGCTCGACGAGGTGGCCCTCATGCCCCGCAGCTTTGTAGAGCAGGCCTGCGCCCGCTGCTCGGTCACGGGCTCGCGGCTGTGGTTCAACTGCAATCCCGAGGGGCCGCGGCACTGGTTCTACACCGACTGGATCGGCCGGGCGAAGGCCCGAAAGCTGTTGTACCTGCACTTCACCATGGAGGACAATCCCTCCCTGAGCCCCGCCATCCGCCAGCGCTACCACCGGCTTTACTCCGGCGTATTCTACCGGCGGTTCGTGCTGGGCCAGTGGGCCGCCGCCGAGGGCAGGATCTACGACTTCTTCGATCCGACCCAGGCGCCGCCGCCCCCGCCGGGGCCATACGAGCGGCTGTGTATCTCCTGCGACTACGGCACGGTCAATCCCGCCTCCTTCGGCCTCTGGGCCAAGAAGGGGGAGATCTGGTACCGGATCGACGAATTCTACTTCGATTCGCGCCGGGCCCAGCGGCAGATGACCGACGCGGAATACGCCGAGGCACTCAGGGAGCTCGCCGCCGGCCGGCCGGTGGACACAGTGGTGGTGGACCCGTCCGCCGCCAGCTTCATCACCACCCTGCGGGCGCAGGGCTGGAACGTGCGCAAGGCCGACAACGACGTGCTCTCCGGCATCCGCAGGACCTCCAACCTGCTCAAATCCGGAAAAATCGTCATCTGCTCCAACTGCGCCGACTGCCTGCGGGAGACCGAGGAATACGTCTGGGACGTCGGCGCTGTCGGCCAGGACAAGGTCAAAAAGGAGCATGACCACGCCATGGACGACATGCGCTATTTCGTCACCACCATTTTATGCGAGGACCGCGCTCCCTTCGCCGCCTGCAGCGTGGCCAGGGGCGGTCACAAGGAGGGACTATGAGGAAACGAAAACGCGAGGGGGCGAGCGCCGGGACCCAGCTCCGGGATGCGGCGTACCATCCCTACCGGACGGCGCTCAGCTTCACGCCCCTGGGCACGCCGGAGCTGCGGCTCTACCGGGCCATGCGGGAGGCCATCCCGGTGCTGGACGCCGCCATCTTAAAGCTGGTGCGGCTGACGGGGGGCTTCACCGTGCGCTGCGCCGACGCGATCGCCGAGGCGGGCCTGCGGGAATTCCTGGCCCGGATGAGCTGCGGCCGGGGCCAGATCGGCATCGACAGCTTTTTGGACGCCTATCTCGACAGCCTGCTGACCTACGGCCGGGCCGTGGGGGAGATGGTGCTGGCCGGGGACCGCCTGCGGGCGGTGTGCTGGGGCGACGTCACCCAGATCCATGTGAAGGAGGGGGCTGGCCCCCTGGATATCACGCTGTGCGCCGCGGACAAGGGCGGACAGATCGTCCCCCTGCCCCGGCAGGAGCTGCTTTTGTTCACCACCCTGAACCCGGAGCCGGAGAACCCCTACGGGGTGTCGATCCTGCGGAGCATGCCGTTTCTGGCGGACGTGCTGCTGAAGATCTACGCCACCGTCGGCTCGAACTGGGAGCGGGCGGGGAACATCCGCTACAGCGTGGTCTACAAGCCGGGCGCCGACAGCCTGGATCAGCTCGGCGCCGGGGAGCGGGCCGCCCAGATGGCGGAGCAGTGGTCCAAGGCCATGCAGGAGACCGCCGACGGGGCCGTGCGCGACTTCGTGGCGGTGGGCGACGTGCAGATCCGGGCCATCGGGGCCGACGCGCCGGTGCTGGACTCGGAGGTGCCCGTGCGCCAGATCCTGGAGCAGCTGGTGGCCCGGACGGGGCTGCCGCCCTTCCTGCTGGGGCTGAGCTGGAACTCCACCGAGCGCATGTCCAGCCAGCAGGCGGATATGCTCACCAGCGAGCTCTGGGCCCTGCGCCGCACCCTGACGCCCACATTGGAGCGGATCTGCCGCACCTGGCTGGCCCTGGAGGGCTTCGGCGGAAAGGCCGAGATCGTCTGGGACGACATCAGCCTGCAGGACATGCTCGACGAGGCCAAGGCGGCATTTTACCGCGCGAAGGGAGGTGAGAGCGAATGAAAACGACCAAAGCCTGCACCCTGTGCAGCGGAGGCACCCCCACACCGGAGCAGCTGGAAAAAATCAACCGCCAGAGCAGGGCGGCGCTGACGGTGGAGCAGGTCTACTGCTTCTCCGTGCGCCTGTGCGACGACCGGCCAGACCGGGACAACGAGCGCTTTGATACCGACGCCCTGCCGCGTCTGGCGGAGCTGTTCATCGGAAAGACGGGCATCTGCGACCACTCCTGGAGCGCGAAGGATCAGGTGGCCCGGATCTTCGACGCCCGGACCGAGCCCGAGGGCGAGGCCACCATCCTGCGCGCCTGGGCCTACATGCTGCGGGGAGAACACACCGACCCCATCATCGCCAACATCGAGGCGGGCATCCACCGCGAGGTCAGCGTGGGCTGCGCCATGGCCAAGACCCGCTGCTCCGTCTGCGGGGCAGACTACGGCAGCTGCGAGCACCGCAAGGGAGAAGTCTACGGCGGACAGACCTGCTGCTGCGTGCTGAGCGAGCCTGTGGACGCTTATGAATTCTCCTTCGTGGCCGTGCCCGCCCAGCCGGCGGCGGGGGTGATGAAGGGCTTCCGCGAGGACGGGAGCATTCAGAAAAACGCGGAGCTGGCCCGGCGCTACATGGCGTCCCTGCGCGCCGAGGGCGTCCGGCTGACTCTGGCCCTGGGCCTGGACGTGGACAAGTCCATTCTGGAGACCATGGCGGGCGCGTTGAATGAGGACCAGACCCGCGCCCTCAACGGGGCGCTGCGCACGATCTGGGACCGGAAATTCGCCTGCGTCACCCAGCTCCCCGCACCGAAGGAAGCCGCCTTCGGTTTCGGTACCGAATACATGATTTAACAAGGAGGAACATCTATGGCAACCCATTCCATCTCCATGCAGGGCATCGGGGCCCAGTGCCTCACCGCCAAGAAGGGCGCCGCGGCCACTGCGGGCTATCCCTGCCAGTTTTCAGCCAATGACACCGTGGCCGACGCCGCGAACAACGGCTCGTTCAGCGGCGTGGTCGCCGGCGTGCGGGGCGATCTCGTCACCGTGCAGTACCGGGGCTTCGTGACCCTGCCCTATTCCGGCACCGCGCCCAGCGTGGGCTACGGCATCCTGGCGGCCGACGGCGCGGGCGGCGTCAAGGGCGCCCAGAGCGGCGAGAGCTATCTCATCGTGAACGTGGACACCACCGCAAAAACCGTCTGCGTACTGCTGTAAGGAGGAATATCATGGCATTTGACAATATCCGTCTGGAAAAAAGCATGTACCGCGAGGCCGGCAAGACCTTTACCCAGGTGCTTGAAAGCCTCGACGCCAGCGAAAACTACCGCGGCACCGCCCTGGAGCACACCGACGCTTTCCAGCGTCAGCTCAGCCGTTTCGGCATCGCCTGCAAGGGCCCCCGGTCCTCGCAGGTGGAGAAATTCTTCGCAACCTTCCAGTCCGCCGTCCTCTTCCCGGAATATGTGGCCCGGTGCGTGCGCCAGGGCATGGAGGAGAACGACATCCTGCCGGCCATCTGCGCCACCACCACCGTGATCGACGCCATGGACTACCGCGCCATCTACTCCGTGCCCACCGAGGATGAGAAGTCGCTCAAGTCCGTGGGCGAGGGCGCGCAGATCCCCGCCACCACCATCCGCACCAAGGAAAACCTCATCAAGCTCCACAAGCGCGGCCGGATGCTGGTGGCCTCCTATGAGGCGATCCGCTTCCAGAAGCTGGATCTGTTCTCGGTCATGCTGCGCCAGATCGGCGCACAGATCCAGGCCCAGCATGTGGCCGACGCCGTGGACGTGCTGGTAAACGGCGACGGCAACAACAACGCCGCCACCGCCTACGCCGTGGGCACCAGCCCCATCGGCGGCACCTCCGGCACCCTGACCTACGACGAGCTGGTGGAATTCTGGGCGCAGTTCGATCCCTATGAGATGAACACCATGATCGCCCCCACCTCCGGCTTCCTGGCGCTTTTGAAGCTCGACGAGCTGCAGAACCCCCTGACGGGGCTCAACTTCCAGGGCACCGGCAAGCTGGAGAATCCCCTGGGCGCCCAGCTGCTGCGCTCCGACGCCGTGGCCTCCGGCAAGCTCCTGGGCCTCGACCGGCGCTATGCCCTGGAGATGGTCTGCGCGGGAGACGTCAGCGTCGAATTCGACAAGCTCATCGACCGTCAGCTTGAGCGGGCTGCCATCAGTTCCATCTCGGGCTTTGCCAAGATCTGTGACAACGCCAGCGCCAGCCTGACCATCTGATATGACCAGGCTGGAGGACATCACGGCCACCGCACAGGTGTTCGCGGGCAGCCTCAACGACGCACAGCGCTCCGTCCTGGAGCGCCTGTGCGCCGGCGCAGACAGCGACCTGTGCGGTCGGCTGCGCGATGGCGTCACCCCCGCCGACTGCTACGACAGCTATGTGTGCGCGGCGGCGTGGCTGGCCCTGTCCCAGTTTCAGACCGTCCGGGACGGGGGCGTGGAGGCCTTTACGGCCGGCACCTTCTCCGTCCGCCGGGGCGGCGGCGCATCGGATGCGTATGTCGCTCGGGCAGAAGCGCTGATGACGCCCTATCTGCGCGACGGACGCTTCGACTTCCGGAGGGTCTGACGGTGCGGGAGATCTTGGAAGGCATCATCGCGCATTACGGCTCCGCTGTCACTGCGGTGCGCAATGGGCAGGAGCGCGGCTTCCGCGCCTTCCTGCAGCTTGTCACCAGCAAGAGCTGGCAGAACATGGAGCGGGTTTTCGGGCCCCTGGGGGAGATCCCCCGGGGCCAGTACCTCTATCTGGGCCCCGCGGAGGAGGATATCTCCGGGGCAGAATACCTGCGCTGTGCAGGCGTCGATTATGTCGTGCGGCGGGCGGAGCCCATTTACGTGGGCGACGAGGCGCTGTACATCTGGGGCCTGTGCGTGCGAAAGGGGGCGGACGATCCATGGTCGAGCTGACGCAGGCCTTCGTAACGGCCCTGAGCGCGGCGGGCATCCATGCGGTCGCCGCCCGGCCCGCGGCCGTTTCGCCGCGGCTGAAGCGCTGTGCCGTGGCCGTGGGTGTGGACAAGCTGGAGCGCACGCCCGGCGGACTGGGCGCCTATCTGGGCATCCAGGATGGCCGGGAGCTCTACGGCATGCGCCTGCGGGCAACGGTGCAGCTGGATGTGCTGGGGCCCGCGAGCGCCGGCGCGGCCGGCTGCCGCGCGGAGCTTGACCGCGTCGGTCAGGCGCTGGAGCAGGGCGTGGAGGGCGTCGGCATCCTCTCGATCACCGCCCGGGAGCCGGAATACGATCCCGTGGGCGACTGCTTCGCCGCCCGTCTGGAGGCGGAATGCCGGTGCTGGCTGTGTGCCGAAGCGGCCCCGGACGAGACTCCGACGCTGACACATTTCATTTTGAAAGGAGCGCTCACATGAGCATCACCTATCATGAACGCCCCGGCGTCTACGTGGAATATGACACCACCGGCCGCACCGCGGCGGGCAAACGCAGGGTGGCGGGGATCGCCGCCCTGAGCACCGGCAGCGGCGCGTACCGGTTTACGACGGTGCAGAGCGCGTTGGCGGTTTTCCCGGCGTCCACTACGGCGGGAAAAATGCTCGCCCTCGCCTTTCAGAACGGGGCGGCCACGGTGGCCTTCGTCCCCGTGGCAGGCGCCCAGGGCTACGAGGCCGCCTTTGAGCGGCTGCTGACGACCTGCGAGGCGGACGTCATTGCCACGGACTGCTCGGATGCAGACGCCCTTTCCGCCCTGGGCGCGGCGCTGTGCACCCAGGGAACCAGGGAGTGCGTCGCCTTTGCCGGACTGTCCGATCCCAGCCTGGCGGAGCTGCGCAATCTGGCAGAGGCACTCAACTGCGAACGGCTGGGGCTGCTGGGCCCGGACGTGCGCTATGCCGGGGAGACGTCCTTCGGCGGCGGCTGCCTCGCGGCGGCGGCCATGGCCGGGCTGGTGTGCGCCCAGGACGATCCCGCCCTGCCCCTGAGCGGAGCGGCGCTTCAGGGACTTGACGCGGTCAGCACGGCGCTGGTCGAGAGCGAGATCGATACTTTGGTGCACGCCGGGGTAATCCCCCTGGAGCAGGTGGGCGGCCAGGTGCGCATTATCCGGGCCGTCACCACCCGCACTGCCACCGAGGGCGTGCCCGACGCCACCTGGCGGGAGCTGTCCACGGTGATGATCGTGGACGACGTGATCCCCGCGGTGCGCGATGCTCTGTCGGCCAAATTCCTGCGCCGGAAGAACACCGCCGTGACCCGCAACGCCATCCGCGCCCAGACGGCCATCATCCTGGACGACCGGGTGCGCCGGCAGATCATCGAGGAATATGACAGCCTGACGGTGGAGCCGGTGGAGGGGGACCCCACGGCCTGCGCGGTATCCTTTTCCTTCGGGATCGTCCAGGGCCTGCTGCGCATCCATCTGTATGCCCACATTCTCGTGTAAGGAGGAGCCATGATCCGAAAGATTCCCACCTCCGCCGACATCTATCTGGAGGTCGACGGGGTCAAAGTGGCCGTGGTGCAGAGCTACCGCGCGGTGACCACCCGCAAAAGCCGCGCCGTGGAGGCCTTCGGCCAGGAGGAGCCCGTGGCCACGGTGCGCGGGGCCAGCCGGTATGTGCTGGAGCTGAGCCGGCTCTACGCCACGGACGACGCCATCCGCGACGGCATCGATTTCGCTGCCCTGGACGGTTTCTCGCTGGTGATCAACAAGCCGGACCGCTCGATCATCTACTATGACTGCCAGTGGCAGGAGCTCTCCGAAAGCGCGGAGGTCGGCGGCATGGTGCTCGAACAGGTGAGTATCGTGGCCGGCCACCGCACGGAGCTGCCGCACTGAGATGAAAACGCTGCTGTCGAATTATCTCCACGGGGCCGGGACCCTGCAGGCCGTGCGCGCCGCCGGTGATTTCGAAGCGCTGTGCCTTGCCGTGCGGGAAGACCGGGCGGGACGGCTGCGCTGGAAGCTCCACCGGCGGCTCGGACTGGCGCCGTGGACAGGCGCGCCCGGACGGGACGAATACCTCTACGCCCTGGCGCAGTTTCAGGCAGATCTGGAAGAAGCAATGGAAAATCTGTGCCCTGCCTGCCGCGAGCGGACTGACGGGGCGCGCTGCCGGGCCTGCGGGGCGGCGATCCCCACGGAAAACCCGGACTTTGACGAGTCGAGATTTGAGGAACTGAAGCATGACGGATCTGCCCTTTGAACATGACAGCGTTGAGCTCATCGATGCCTGCGTCCAGGCGCTGGCGTCGATCGGGCCATGTGAGCCGGCCGCCGTCCGGGAGAAGTCGCCACGGACGGAAGAGACGCTTTTCCGCGCCGCCGCGGCGCTGCAGCCGCTGGACGGAACGTCCGCGCCGGTGATGGGACGCCCGACGGAGGCGGCGGAAGAGGAGATCTATGCGTGGGAGATCCCGCCCGGGCGCGTGTTTGCGGCGGACGCCGAGACGATCTCCCGGGCCGTCGAGCGCGACGCCCGGCGGTATGAGTAAAAAGGAGGAAATCGATGCTCAGCGCAATGCGCTATAAGGATTTCACCTGGCCCCACAACCCCAGGACCTTCCACGTGCTGTGGCGCAGACGGGTGTGCGTGCTGGATGCGCCCGGCGGGCGCTACCACGTCCAGGAGCTGGGCAGGACCTGCCGGATCTTCCGCGGTGCGGGGGAATTCTGCGGGCCGGACGCCTACGCCCAGTTTGAACGGCTGGCGCGGACATTCCTTCGGGATGGGCCGGGAGAACTGATCCATCCGGTCTGGCACAGCTTTTTCGTCTATTTTACCCGGCTGGAGCTGACCCAGGAGCCCCGCAGCGACTACGTGGCCTATGCGTTTGAATTCACCGAGACCCGGGGCTACGACACCGGGGCGCAGCGCAAGGGCGTTGCCGGGGAGCGCTGGACCGTACAGCCGGGGGACACCCTCTGGTCCATTGCTGCCCGCTTCGGAACGGACGTTGGGGCGCTGCTGGAAGCAAATCCGGAAATCTCCGATCCCAACGCCCTGCGGGTCGGTCAGGAGGTCATCGTGGAATGAGGGGCGAGGTGCATACCCCCGGCGGCGAGATCATCCCCCTGCCGGAGTTCACCGCCTGGCGGCTGATCCATACCGACGGACGCAGCGCCGACAGCTTTGAGGTCCGTTTCCCGACGCGGGAGGATCTGCTGGTGCGGCTGCTGCGGGGCGTGAACTTTTATGCGGTCGATGGCGGCGCGACGGTCTTCTGCGGGGTGGTGGACGAGGCCGAGGCGATCTGGGCTGACGAATACACCACCACGCTTTGCGGCCGGGGCCTGGCGGCGCGCCTGATGGACAACCAGGCCGGCGGCGCGCAGTTTTTCAACCTCGACATGAATTCCGTCCTGGATCGCTATGTCCGGCCCTTCGGCATCGGCCAGATCCGCGTGGAGGGCGGTCCCTGGCGGACGCAGATGGTCAGCGTGCCTGCGGGCTGCTCCTGCAAGCAGGTGCTTGACGGCTTCTGCCGCCTCGTGGGCGCGCCGCAGCCGCGATTCGATCCGGACGGGACCCTGCGCATCTCCCGGGGACAGGGGAGCCATATCCTGGGGGAGGAGGATCTGCTCTCGGCCAAATGGCGGCTGTGCCGCTACGGAGTGATCACCGAGCAGCAGGTGCACGATCTGACCACCGGGGCGGTGAGCGTCGTGCGCGATCCGGTGCTGGAGAGCTACGGCATCCGGAGCCGAAGATTCGCCACCCGGTCCGGCCCCTTTACCCATGTCAACGAACGCTCCGCCAGGGCGCGGATCGCAGAGGCGGCCCGGGACCTGAACACGCTGGAGCTGACTCTGCCGGGGGGATATTCCGCCCGGTGCTGCGACACGGTGCGCCTCAGCCTCCCGGCGCTGCGGGCGGAGGAGGACTATGTCATCACCGAAATCTGCCGCCGATTCGACGGCCTGAGCGAGACCACGCGGCTGGGGCTGCGGGCAAAGGAGTGAGACCATGTGGCTTTCTGAACAATTCGCCGAGCGGCGGGAGGCGGCGTCCTCCGGCTTCGGCAAGGTGACCATCGGCGCGGACCGAAGCGCCGTGCTGGCGGCGGGCCGGGAACAGCGGCTGCTGCCGGTGATATCGCCGGGGGGCTATTGCTGGCTGCCCCGGCCGGACCAGCGGGTGCTGGTCCTGGAAGACGGCGGGCCCTGCGTGGCCGGCGCCGTGCAGCCGGACACGGACCTCTCCCCCGGGGACGTGCTGATCCATGCGGGCACGGCTTCCATCCGGCTCTCGACCGACGGGACGGTGCGGATCACCGGCCGGGTCTATGTCAACGGCACGGCGATGGGAGGCGGCGATGGCGATTAAAATGGAGCGGGGCGACTACTGTGTCGGCCCCGGCGGACCGGTTATACTGCGCGGCGCAGACGCCCAGTTTGCCGACGCCCTGTTCCGCCTGCAGTGCGTCCGGGGCAGCTTTCCCTTCCTGCCCGCTCTGGGCAGCCGCCTGTGGCGGCTGGGCCTGGAGCGTCCGGCGGACAGACCTGCCCTGGCGCGGCAGTATTGTGCCGAGGCGCTGGAGGGCACCGGCGTGGATGCGGTCGAGGTCGGCGTGCGCGAGGAGGGAAGGGCGCTGGTCGTGGAGATCACACTCGTGCGCGGTGAAAAAAACACAACCGTGGAGGTAAGCGTATGAAAACGACCCAGGAAATCTATGAACAAATGCGTGAACAGATGGCAAGCCGCAGCGGCTGTGCCCCGGACGACGGCTCGGAGCTGGCGGTGCGGCTGTACGCGGCGGCGGCCCAGATCGAGAGCCTGTACGCCTATGCCGACTGGTCGCGCAGGCAGTGCTTTCCCCAGAGCGCCGCGGGGGAGTATCTGGACATGCACGCCCAGCTGCACGGGCTGAGCCGCGATCCGGCAAAATGTGCCCGGGGCACTCTGATCATCGGTATCGACCGGGCGCTGGACTTCGCGCTGACGATCCCGGAGGGCACGCGGTTCTGCGTCCCAGACGGGCCGAGGTACCGGCTGATCGAGGCATGCCGGATCCCCGCCGGCGCGACCGGGAATGAGGCGGCCGCGGCCTGCGAGGAGGCGGGCCTGGTGGGCAATGTCCCGGCAGGGGCCGTTTGCGGCATGACGGAGGCTCCGAATTATGTCAACTCCGTGTACAATCCCGGCCCCTTCACCGGCGGCCTGGAGGCGGAGTCTGACGCACACCTGCGCCAGCGGATCCTGGACGCCGGCCGCCGCTGCCCCAACGGGGCCAACGCCGACTATTACGAGGCGGTGGCTCTGGCCCAGGCGGGGATCACCTCCGCCGCGGCAAGCGCGGCATCGGGCGGGATAACGCTGTACGTCTCCGGCGATTACGGCGCGCCGGGGGATGGCCAGCTCATGGCGGTGCGGGAGGCTTTGGCCGATCGGACGGAGCTGGGAATCACCCTGACGGTGGCTGCTCCGACGGTGCAGACGGTGAACATGAACGTGACGGTCTGGCCCGTGGACGGCGTGCGCGGCGACGACGCCGTGGCCGCCGCCCGTGCGGCCCTGGAGGCCCACTTTGCCAAGCCCATGCTGCGCCATGGCTTTTTCCGCTCCGAGGCGGGCAGCGCCATCTATAATACGGGGCTTGTGAAAAACTATGCCTTCACGGCTCCCGCCGCCGATCTGCCCGCCAGCGCCGGCACCCTGTATACCCTCGGGACGCTGACGGTCCAGGAGGGCGCGTGATGGGCTGCGCGGATCATCTCAGGCGGCTGCTTGCCCCGCTGGGGGTCTATGATCTGGGGGCCGCGAGCATATCCGGCGCCATGGCGGACGCCCTGGGCGACGCTTTGGACGAGGTGCGGCAGATCGTTTCCGACGGCTTGCGCGACGCCTTTCCCCAGACCGCTGCGGCGCTTGCCCCGCTGGAGCTTGCCCTGCCGCCCCACGGCGCGGGCACGGCAGAGCAGCGCCGCGCGGCCATTGTCTATTTGCTGGGCCAGGGGGACGTGTGCTGCTCCGCGGATCAGCTGGAGGCGGCCCTGGCGGCCTGCGGCATCCCGGCGAGGCTGACGCTGAGCGGCGATACGGTGAGCGTCCATACAGCGCTGCCGGAGACCGCCGCGCGTGCAGCCCTTGTCCGCGCCATGCTCCCGGCGCATCTGGATATGGACTGGCAAACGGAATAGGAAGGTATGAAAAAGATCTGACCCCGAAGAGGGGTCGGATCTTTTTGCTTTTAGGGCAAAACAGATTGCGTTTCTCTTCAAATTGAGTATAATTATGATAGAAAAAAGTCAAAACCTTGCATTGATTTGTTCAATTAATAGTTGTGGGTTCAGTTTTTCCGCATGAAAGAAAAGGAGCCTCGCATGACGAACGTTTGCAAAGATATTTTCAAGGCAATCCACGAAGGAAAGTGGCTCAGCATCGAATACAAGAACCGCTCTGGTCAAGTCACAAAATATTGGATTGGGATCAAATCTCTGGACAATCATGACTGCAGCATGGTTGTGGATGGCTTGCACTTGGGCGAATTGAAGGTTCAGAGATTAAAAATCTTTATTAAATCCATCCTTCATACCTCAATCATTGCCGGGAGTTTCTGCGAAGTCAACAAAGAACTGGTGGAGGACATCAAGCGCAATCCGACCAAATATGCGGGGCTGTTTGACCAGATCCCAAATTTGAAAATATTGAATTATCTTGCCGATTGCAACCGCCTGGATGCAACGCCATGCCGCTGTGAGTATAAACTCATTCATTGCTTCGACGGCGACAGCTTTGAAAATGGAGAATGTCAACTAAGTGATACGCAATTTGCAGAAATCGTTCGGGCGTTTCAATACCAGGCAAACAGTGAAGAAGGGAAGCTGCGTATCAAGCAGATTGGGCTGAATGTGATTAGTGTCCCGGTCAAGCAGGGCCTTTATGTTCTTGCTTATCGCAAACTGTATTTGGACGTGACGAATCGTATGATGCGGGCAGACACAGAAATCACATTCTGCCGGGAATTCTCGATGAATGGAGAGACGGTGAGCATCCGGCAATTCCTTGATCCAAGCGAAATGGATCTGTTGGATAATCCTTACACAAATTTGGAAGCAATTAAGGACCATATCACATGGAATAACCCTCATCTCCGCGGCGTAGATGATATGCCCTATGTGATTGCCATCGGGATGGAAAGTATACTGGACCTGGAACAGGAATACTCCGCGATTATGGATATGTATCAATGCGGAAAAGTTACTGCTCCAATTCGGGCTTTTTTTGGGGAGTATCTAAAACGGCCGGTGCGAAGAAAACAATACCCGCTCGCGCTGATGAATCGCAAGGTGAATCTTGACCAACTCCTTGCAATTAACAATGCCATGCGATATCCTTTGGCATATATTCAGGGCCCGCCGGGAACAGGAAAAACCAGTACCATCATGAATACGATTATGACCGCCTTTTTCAATGAGAGGACGGTACTGTTTGCATCGAATAATAATCATCCGATCGATGAGGTTTATAAAAAGATGCGCCGCTTGAAGTATCGGGGCCAGCAAATCCCCTTTCCCATGATACGACTAGGCAATTATGATATGGTGGAGAAGGCGCTGGATGAAATGAAGGCGCTTTATGAGAGAGTAAAAAACATCAACGTTTATGATTCAACACTGAATAAAAGAAAGGGGAAAGAGGTACAGCGAACTGAAGAGTTAATCAAGCTATTGGAGAATTATTATGAAGTTCTGGATCTCCGCGAACGTCGGGAAGTCACAAAGGATCTGCTGGCAGAAAACAGACATCTGAATTTTCAATATGAGCTGCAGGGAAGACAGCTTGCGGAAATCGACCGACGTCTTTCTGAAATCGGAGAGATTCTGGATGAAGATGCGCTCAAGCTGTTGGAAGAGAATGAGAGCGATTTCCTGCTTTATTTGAATTATATTTCGATCAAGCATATCAAACGCCTGGGAGAGCCAAAAAACAAGGAACTGTTGAATATCATCTATATGGCCCCAGATGATCCGGAACGAGCGACCAGCTTTAATCGCTATTTGAGCGATCCGGACAATGTCCGTTTGTTTCAACGCATTTTTCCTATTATTGCCACTACCTGCATATCTGCCCATCGCATTGGGGCACCCGGCGTCTATTTTGATATGGTTGTTATGGACGAGGCAAGCCAGTGTAATACTGCCGTGTCGTTGGTACCAATAATACGAGGAGAAAGCTTGATGCTGGTGGGGGATCCTCAGCAGCTTCAGCCGGTTATCCTGCTTTCTGTTGCAGACAATGAAGCGTTGAGGAAGAAATATTCTGTTGCTCCGGAGTATGATTATATTGGAAATTCGATATATAAAACATTTCTTGCCTGCGATCCTGTCAGTGATGAGGTCTTGTTGCGCTATCATTACCGATGCCACCCCAAGATAATTGGATTCAACAATAAAAAATACTATAACGGAAAACTTGTGATAGAGAGTAAGGTTGAAAGCAAAACGCCTTTAACATTTGTAGATGTCAAAGATTCCGAAGCGGCGATTAAGAACACAGCTCCAGGTGAAGCCGAGCAGATTACAAATTACATAAAACAAAACCCGGATAAAAATATCGGGATCATTACTCCATTTGCAAATCAAAAAGCGCTGATTTACGATGAGCTTGAAAAACTGGGCCGTCGTGATGTGGCCTGCGGAACAGTTCATGCATTTCAGGGAGACGAAAAAGATGTAATTCTGTTTTCCCTTGGCCTATCCGATACGACCCAGCTTAAAACCTATGAATGGCTCAAGAATAACCGGGAGCTGATTAACGTTGCCACCTCTCGTGCAAGGAAAGAACTGATTGTTTTTGGCAGCGGAAAGAACCTTACTCGGCTCCATGGGAAAAGCGACAGAGATGATCTCTTCGAGTTAGTTGACTATATAAGATCCAATGGATCGAGCCATGTCACACAGCGAACGGCGATGTCTCGCGCTCTGGGGATTAAACCCTACAGTACAGAGACAGAAGCGGCTTTCATGGAGAATCTTAATCACGCGATCGATAATATTCAACCTTCCGGATCTCGTTATTCTGTACACAAGGAAGTACCCGTTTCTCAGGTGTTTGTTGAAAACTTGTCGTACGCTGATTTGTTTTACACCGGCCGCTTTGATTTCGTTGTTTACGAACGGGGACCTGCTCGATCTGAATTGCCGGTGCTGGCCATTGAGTTGGACGGCAAGGAGCACTTTGAAGCTGAGATCGTAAAAGAACGGGACAGGAAGAAAGCCCAGATTTGCCGAGAGCACAATTTTGAACTAATTAGGGTGGAAAACACGTACGCGAGACGGTATCACTATATTAAAGATATTCTAATTAGCTATTTTACCAATGGACGAGCAGGCTAA